ATGCACTTGCGCAGGCAATCTTATCACCCTGAATAATAACTGCTCCATCATGCAGTGGCGTCGAAGTAACAAAGATGGACGTTAAAAGTTCTGCGGTCACATCAGAATTCAAACGAGTACCAGTCGCAATAAAATCATCCAAAGGATGCGATTTTTCAATAGAAATCAACGCACCCGTTTGATCGGCACTCAATAAACGTACTGCCGTCACAATATTGTCTACAAGTTTTTCCTTCTCATTACCACTGAGCGAACTCATTCTAGAGAAGAAACTACTCTTACCAAGTCTTTCCAAAATCGTACGGATTTCTGGCTGGAAGATAATAATAACTGCTAAAAATCCCCAGTTAATAAACATGTTTGTCAAAAACTGCAAGGTTTTAAGATTCATGACCTTTGCAAGTACATCTACGATGATGACAAAGATAATACCTTTAAATATCTGCATGGTGCTACTCTTACCACGAACAATGCGTAAAGCAGCCAAGATTATCATCCAAATTACTACTATATCAATAACTGTCGTACTGAAAGTTAAAAACTTGTCCCATAATGATGATAAGTTATAGGTTGACATTTAACATATCCCCTTTCAAATATGTTCTTATTATATCACACACCACCATGCTCACTATAGCCCCCCTCAAAAGAAAAAGATGACCTTATAGATCATCTTCAATTGCACCACTCTTGGCGTATGCGGAAGGTCTAGCTTCAAAGAAATCCGTCTTAACCATGTTTGCATCTGAGTATTGTTTTACCCATTTCATGGATTCAGGCTCCTCTGCATACTCTTCATATAGATTACCAAAGCCTAATGTCGCAAAACGTGTGTTACCTAAATACTTGATATAATCAGTAACCATTTGCTTATTTAAGCCTGGAATTTCATCACCAATTACATAGTGTCCCCATGCAATTTCTTGTTCAACACCAGTATTCATCATATCGCGAATCATCTGAATATTCTCTGGTGTAAATAACTCTGGTTCTTCTTTCTGTAACTCTACCAAGATATTACGGAATAACCATAAGTGCGTTGATTCATCACGGTTGATGTAACGAATTTCCTGTACACTTCCAGGCATCTTGCCATTTCTTGCAAGATTATAGAAGAACATAAATCCAGAGTAGAAGTAAACACCCTCTAGAATAAAGTTTGCAATACAAACTCTCAAGAAAGATTGTTTATCTTGCTTGGCAACGAACTCATTATAGAGTTCACCAATAAATTCATTTCTCTTTAATAAGTGCTCATCTGTCTTCCACTGATAGAGGATATCATTTCTCTGTTCTGGAGAACAGATAGAGTCTAGCATGTAGCTATATGACTGTGAGTGAATGCACTCTTGGAATGTCTGGATAGACAAGCATAAGTTAACTTCATTTGCAGTAATATACTGAGAAATGTTTGGTAAGTTAGCAGATTGTAGAGAATCTAAGTAAACTAAGAAACTCAAAATCTTATCGTACGCTGTCTTCTCTGCCAAGCTAAGACGTGGATAGTCTGACTTGTCTTGATTCAAGTTGATTTCTTCTGGAACCCAGAAGTTATTCATTGCCTGACGGTACCAATCAGATACCCAGTTATACTTCATATTGTTGAAGTCATTGATATTTGTTGTATTGAAGTTGATAAGACGACGATTACGTACATCAATATCTCCCTCTGGGTTGAATAACGGTTTACGATTAATCTGATCTGTCTGCATGTTTCTACCTCCTGGTCTATGCGGAACAACTTTCACAATCCTCAGGATCTAAGGCCTTGGAACGTGTGTAGTAGATAGTCTTAACACCACAATCATACGCTAGTACATATAACTGTAATAACTGACTCATCTTATAGTCATTTGTAATCCATAAGTTAAAGCTCTGTGCTTGGTCGATATGACGCTGACGGATACCAGCAGCTCTAACTGACCAAGTCTGGTCAATTGTATGTGCTGTCTTATAGTACCAATATGTATCTGCAGATAATTCTGGTGCAGTTCTTGGTAAGATAGAGCCCTTCTTTTCCTCTAAGAAGAAACGATTCATTACTGGGTCAAGTCCTGCTGAAGTACCGATTAAGATTGATGTAGAACTTGTTGGAGCGACTGCTAATACATATGCATTACGCATACCTGTTGCATGTACTTCTTCCTTAAGTTCTTTCCAACGTGCAGAGTCATATCCACGCTGGTCAAAGTACGCACCAGTTTCCCATTCAGAGCCTTCGAAGTACTGATAACTTCCGCGTTCCTTCGCCAAAGCATTACTTGCCTTAATAGACGCATACGCAATATTTTCAAATACTTCGTCTACGAACTTCAAGTGTTCTTCACTTTCCCACATGATGTGATTCTTTGCAAGCATGTGGTGGTAACCACTGACACCAAGCCCAATAGAACGGTACTTACGATTAGTGACTTGCGCATTTGGTAATGGATAGAAGTTTAAATCAATTACATTATCAAGTGCACGTACCACAGTCGCAGTTACCTCTTCGATTTCCTTTGGATCTGTCACATTAATATTACCTAAACATAATGAAGCCAAGTTACATACAACATAATCACCTGGTTTTGTTGTTGTGACGATAACTTCATCACCATCCTCTGTCTGAATAACACGAGAAACCTGCTTCACTTCAGACATGTTCTGTGCAATTTCTGTACAGAGGTTAGAACTATAAATCATTCCCTTATGTTTATTAGGATTAGCACGGTTAACCGCATCGCGATAGAAGGCAAATGGTGTTCCTGTTTCTACCATAGACTTCAAGATTAAACGTACAACTTCCTTTAAAACTAGAACCCGCTTAGAAATACGGTTGTCATGTACACATTCCCAATATCTCTTTTCCCATTCTTCGCCATAGAAGTCCTCAAGGCAATAACCCTTAATCATGAGAACATCATGCGGATCAAGAAGATACCAATCTTGATTCATATCTTCCTTCACCATCTTCCAGAACAAATCTGGATAGCATACGGCAGGGAATACATCGTGTGCCTTCATACGGTCATCACCATTGTTTGTACGTAACTGTAAGAATTCAGGTAAGTCCTTATGCCATACATCGAGATATACCGCTACAGCACCAGCTCTTACACCAAGTTGGTCAACCGCAACAGCAGTATCGTTGATAACACGAATCCAACGGATAACACCACCAGATGCACCTTCAAAACCACGGATAGATCCACCACGGGAGCGAACCTTGCCTAAGTACATACCCATTCCACCACCGAACTTACTTACATCAGCAAAGTTAGAAATGGAATGGTAGATCCCATCCAATGAATCAGGAACAGTATCAATAAAACAGCTAGATAACTGATGATATGGCTTTCTCGCATTTGCCTGTGTTGGAGTTGCCATTGTCACCTTATGTAAACTCATCATATCGTAGAACTTCTTAACCCAACCGATACGATCATTTGTTTCCTTCATCGCTAGATGCATCGCAATGCCAATATACATTTCCTGGGGTGATTCTAATAGAACATGTTGGTGGTTGCGAATCAAATAACGTTGAGATAATAAATCCAAACCACTGTAAGTGAATAAGTTATTACGTGTATTGTCGATTAAGCTTGCGATTTCATCAACTTCTTTATGAGAATAGTTTTCTAAAATATATGCTCCATATAATCCCTGTTCGATCATATAGGAGATCTTCTGGTAGAAACTTGTAAGACCAAGTTTTTCTTCAGTAGCTTTTAAATCACAAGCAATACTGTAACTAAGTAAACGTCCAGCAATTCTTTCCCAGTTTGGCTCTTCTTTCGTTGTAAGTTCAGCAGAACTTCTTGTTAATAATGCAATTCTATCTTTCAGAGACTGACCATCTTTAGACATTGTAGAGAATTTTTCATACAATCTCTTTAAGTCATAGTCTGGATAAGCCTTCTGGATATCAACCAAAACATCTTCCAACTCTTCATCACCGATGAGTTTTACCAACTCAAGTCGATCATTACGCATTTGTGTACGCTTTTCACGGTATAAGATATAACTCTTTGCGACATTATACTTTTCGTTCTTCATCAAGATCTTTTCAACAGTATCTTGAATTTCTTCAACATCAACTTCTTGACGGCCGTCAAATTGCGCTTCAATCTGCTCTAATAAGTCAGAAAGATATGCTTGATCAACACTCTCTTTTACGCTAAGGAACGATTTTTCTATCGCTAAAACAATCTTAGTTCCATCATATGGAACAACTTGTCCATTACGTTTTACTATCCTATCCACAACTTTTACCTCCACTGAATTTTATCTTTCAATAGCATAATAAAAAAAGAATTATTTTTCTATTTGAATGCCCAACTTTTTCCCAGATTTCACTTCATAAAAGCCCTCTTATTTTAAATCGTGAAAATCGCTATTTTTATTCTCTGAAATCATTCCCACTTTTTCATTTTCAAGGCTTGAAAACTTTGCATATCATTTATTTAAATTATCAAAAAAAGCCCCTGTTAGGGCCTACTAAAACCAGTCAATTCTCATTGATTTATTATTCCATACCTGCTAATCGATATTGTTCATGAATCCATTCTTGCTCTTTTTCAAAAGCATCTATCGCTTCCTGTGGCGCATCTTCTTTAAATTTACCATTGACCCTATATGGTTTGTAAATCTCTTCGAGTTTTCTTATTTCATCTGGAAAATACAGTACCATGTAATCATCCCCTTCATACATTTAGTTTATTGTCGTCAACTGTTATTTCATTGTACTACCTAAATATATACATGTCATTTTCTTCCTAATAAATCAGCTTTATGAAAAATACTTTTTAAATGGTGCCAATTGTAGGTCGCAAAAAAAGAAAAAGCCCTTAAAATAAGGCTTTATCTCTATAAAGTGCCGCTTAGCAGATACGAAAAATATACTTTTTGCTACATTTTAGAATATTGAAAACCTTTTAAAATGTATGTTTTATACTCCTTTATATCTACCCATTTTATAAAAGTGCTAACTTTTTGCTAACCTTTTACATGCATACAAAAAACAGCCTACCCTCGCAATGAGAGTAGGCTTTATAACTATTTTAGAAAATCATCGTGTTTCAATCTTGATTGATAGGTATCTTTAATTAAACGCGTTGCTTCAGTTATCACACCATTCTTCAGATGGTTGTCTTCAACATATTGTTCATACGCGTCACATTTGGAAACAATAAAACGAAATTGCTCTTTTGAATGCACGATTCCACGGCTACATTCATTAGCGAAAACCAAGATAGTATTACGGATGTCATCAGCACGTTGTACTGTGTATTTTTCGATATGGCTATCTAGCTTTGACTCAATTCCGTCAATTTTAGCACTTAGATCTTGATTAATCTGCTTTCCAAGCCATCCGAGAATTTTAGTCCACGGATTCCATTTTACTGGTGCAATTTGTATTGCAGAAAGGATTACAAGGGTAGCGGATAGTGCTAATCCTCCGATACCCTGTATCTGCAACAATTCGAAAATTTCCTTTGCTGTCATATCATTTTACTCGAATAGTATCACCAGCATAGATCTTATTAGGGTCGGAAATACCATTTATGTAGGCAAGATACTGATACGATGTTCCATAACGTTCTGCAATTCCGCTTAAAGTGTCACCTGGTTGCACTGTATAGTATTCATCATCAGATGATTGTGCTGACACTACGCCATCAATCACAATGCGATCTCCTACATGAATAATGTCCGGATTAGAGATGCCATTAATGGCTGCTAGATGCTGATATGTCGTTCCATAGCGTGTCGCAATCCCTGACAATGTATCACCAGATTGCACAATGTATGTTGTGTCACCAGACTGTACGGATGGTTGAGCGTATGTCTGAACTTGCGTTTGTGGCGTAGGCACTGGTTGCCCTGTTGCACCTGCATATGCTAACCATGCGTTAGTATCACCATAGAATAAGGATAAGTCTAGGTTCCCACTCCATCCATAAATTCTACCTGTTGAAGTATATTGATGCATGATGTGATTTACTGTGATGGTGTTCCACGGACTATCTACCCATCCCATAGGATTATTGTCTGCGTACTGTGCAATCCATAATCCATTGTCAGTTAGATTTGCAACTTGATCCACTGCGCTATTTTGTACGTACACTACTGGATTGATTCCTGTACGTGCATGCACTCTATCACAGAATTCTTTACACCAATTTGGATTACCCCATTGTGCATTCTCACCAGATTCCCAGTCAAGCACAAGCATTGCTTCTCCAATATAACCTTGAATATTATCTAAAAAGAAATCTGCTTCTGCAGTTGGGTTTCCGCCAGATGCATAGTGATATACACCAAGCAACTTACCTGCCGATTTCGCAGCTTGATATAAGCTGTCGCAAATAGGATTAATATATCCTGTTCCTTGCGAAGCCTTAATAATTACTGCATCGCAATCAAGAGTTGTGTTATCAATACCATCTTGCCATGACGCTTCATCTACTACTCTCAACATTCTTATGCCTCCTTCTTTGGACCGTTTAGTCTAGTAAATAAATCATTTACGAAATTGGCCCCGCGTGCGGCAATAACACCTGTAAAGATAGAACCAACAAAAGCAACTTTAATCGGTAGTCCAATAATTTCGAATACGTCAACTCCTGTAAGTACACAGACAACAATTGAAATCACTAAAGACCCAATTACACTCACTTGAAGGGAATCTGTGTAAGCTCGTTTAATGTTTTCCCAAATCGCTTCGACTAAAACTGCAATAGTTACTAACTGTGATAATGCATTCATTTTTATTTTTCCTCTTTCTTTCTATCTAAAAAGGCGGCCGTATTGGTCGCCTTAATAGCAATATTTAATTTTCTTTGTGATAATCCCAGGCTGAGCCAAAGCCAGGCTCGTTGCCTTTATTACCGTCAATGGTTGAAACAAACACAATTCCTCTTGCAATTGCTAAATCACCCTTGTTGTAGGTTTTCTTTTCATCCCACGGCTTGATTTCAACCTTCGGCTTATCTTGGTTGTTCTCACTTGCTTTTAACAGTTTGTAATGCTTACTGTCTTTATCTGGAGTATTGTATTCGCTTGATGTGACTGCTTCGACAACCTCGTATGGATTTCCTTTGAACTTGAAACGTTCACCTTTTTTATATGGGAATTTGAACGCATTCCAATCATCCAAGAACTTTGACCACTTAATAACATCTTTGATTTCAGCGTTTTGCAATCCTAAAGCGATAAAGTGAGATACTGCTTCTGCTTCAGCTTTCTGCTTAGCAAGTTCTAGCTCTGTTTCAGAAATTTCTTCAAACTCAAATCTTATAGTGATATTTAATTCATCAACTATCTTTGTTTCAAACCCCAAAGGCTCTACTTCCCTAAATTGATAAATGACTGTTTCTTTTCCTGTGCTGGAATCAATAATTTTAGCATTAGAAACGTTGTTTTTACTCATGAGAACCGCTGTATCGTAGACTTTATTGAAGGGAATCATCAATTCAAAACTATTCTTCTGATAAGAAGTGATTCCGAAGCTTCTGCCATCATTTAATTTAATATCCATTTCTTAACCTCCTTTTAGCCTATGCAACTCTACGCCAAATGTTAACTGCATAGTAAGGTGGCAACGTGCTATCCTCTGCTGTTTGACCAACAACCTGCGTAAAGTGGTTCCAACTGCCAAAACCTATGCTAGTACCAGCAACAACATATGTTGCACCACCGACTGCTCCAATATTCGTGTCATTCGCAGCTTTGTAACCGATTGTATTAGGTTGATTGTTTGTCGCACCAATAGCCGCAGCCAAGTTTCCATTGCGGCCATCTTTATTTCCATGAGCGTGTGTTTTACTGCCACCAGAAGATTTGATTGGCATATTTCTGCTAGCACCAATCAAGAATCTATCCTCAATCTTCTCCCAGCGCCCAAAGCCAAACAAAGTGGCTGGACTGACTGTTGATTCAGAAATGTAAAGCGAGCCAATCGGATAAACTCTTTGCAAGAGTTGTGATTGCTCGCCCTTAAGTGCGTTGATTTGATTTTGCAAGTTGCCGGCTAAATCTGTGCCTAGTTGATTCTTGATGCCTTCAAACCATGCATTAAAAGTTTGAATATATTCCTTTTGCAACACTTCTTGATTAAAATCGTAATTAACTAATGCATGTACATATTTTCTTGAGTCACTTACAGTGATTTTTGATAAATTACTAGGATTTGCTGGAACTTTTACCAGTCCAAGCAATAGATATGTTTTATCGAGTGTAGGTGGAACTGGTGAACTTGCTAATGTTCCATCGATGCACACCGGAACAACTTCTCTATTTGTTTCATCAAAGTGTAGTGCAACTGCAGTTATTCTAGATAACGTGCCATGTGCTTGTGTTAACGGTAGCGTTATTACAGAATCCGCCGTAAACCATCGGTTATTTAAAAATGCTCTACCTGGTCTAATTTGAACCTGCATGGATGCTTGTTCAACGCTGACCTGTAGAGCATCTGCCAATGACTGCACTACACCATCACTGATTAATCCACCTAAATAATTTGAAATATCATTTGCGTCATATGTTCTATCATATGAGCCATCTGTATTTTGTTTTGCATTAAAGAATCCTGATCTATATGCCATTATCTACCACCTCCATTGTTGGCAAATATGTACGCCCTTCTGCTGAATCAGATAGCGTTGTCGAAGAAATGAGAACCCGTACATCATTCCCATCAAAAGATTTAACGTGAGCGATATCTCCCAGAGAATAATAATCGTCAAATTGATTATCCAATCCTGAATCTACTTCTATATCGTATTGTCTTTTAATATTCTTTAGCCCACGTGTAGCGTATGTTTTTAGCATGTTCTGATACTGTTGGCCACTTAACTTATTACCTGCTATTTCAGAGCTATAATTTGAGCCATCGATATACGTTTCAAATCTATTCCAACCAGTTGCATCCCCCACACTTTGAGTGGTTCTTGGCGAGTTTTCTTTATCTTCCCCACGGATTAACGCTACATTTGAGTACTTAGAAATATCGTCATAGTAGTCATTTGAAATCATGTTGCCACGCTCAAAAGAAAAGAACACATTCGTGTTCCTAGGTTCTCTAATCTCAAGCAGATAGTCTCTGTTAACAAAAGACAAGCTATATCCCAAATTAAATTCTTTTAGAGAATCTTCTAACCAATCTAAAATGTTAACACTTTTGATTATTCCATCAATCTTATATTTTTCTAAAAATGCATGTTTAGATTTATCAAATTTAATTGGTAATCCTCTCATGTTTTGAGAAATGACTAAATCAATTGCTTGTAAAAAGTTAAGATTTTCTTCCCTGATTTCATCCCAAATGATTCTTCTAGATAGTAGTGACTTTGCACATCTACCACTTGCAATAAGAATTAATCCTTTATCTAAAGACACTTTAGTTTGGACCTTTTCAATAATCATGCGATGCGATAGATCCTTATCCAAATATATTTGCCTACCGACCTTTAAAATTTCAAAGGTTGTTTTTAATAAGGGAACTTCTAAAGAAAAGTCACCAGTGGATTTAAATGATTCCGTCC